GGACAGTTATTATTAAAGGTTTGCCGGTTACCAATGTTCTATAAGCAAATCTAATCTCTAGTCTCCATGTGTCAGGGGGCACCGCCTCGCTGATTAATGGGTCTAGAAACTTAGGAATCATCCCGCCGCCATCCTTTTAGCCAGCTCAATTGATCTATTGCCGACCTGTTTAGACCATTTAGAATTAAGCATTTCCAATGAAGCTGTATTGAAGTCATTACACTCCAGCGCTTTCCAGAATCGCTTAAAATTCAGCAATCTAGGCGCGCCAAGGTTGAACATCATGTTGACTAATACTTCTTGCCTGCTCTTTGAATAGCGCTTCCAGTCTGGCTTAACCCGATCCAGCTCAGACCGAGCCTCTTTAATTGAGTCGTTAAGTAACAGTTTGATTATGTAATCTGGCAATCCCTTCTCTTCGATGTTGTAGCCCACACCGATAGTCAATATTCCTGCTGTGTCTTCATATAAATGAGTCCGATACCCTTCATGGCGCATCAGATCTTCAGTTAGGTTGCTCACTTTTTCTTATAGCCCTTGTATATCGAATAAATAACCGTAGCCAATGCCGCCAATCCGCCCATGAATTGCCCAGATGCCGATAACAGTGTTGCGTCGACCATGAATCCAGACAGGAACGTACTACCGCCCACGAATCCACCCACCTTGATCGCTGTTTGGTGAATTGTGGTAGGTGGTAATTGAGCTAGAGCATCAATGACATTCATTAGCTTTCCTGTGGGCATAAAAAAACCCCGATCCATTTCTAGAGCGAGGTTTTGTCGTGATTTGGTTTACTTTTAGCTGAGCATAAACTGTACTTTAAGCCGATGGGATTGGTCTAATTTTGTCAGCAAAAAGGTACTACTTTTCTGACACTTTTAAGCTGGCAGATTGCGCTCAAAGCCATACGGTTCGGCCTCTAACAAAATCCCTCCAACCTTAGACCTATCGCTAAGCCTTTCTACATCGAGGCTTGTTTGCTTCAGTATGCAACCACTGGCGATCATACCCAAGCTGACTGGGTTTTTGCAAGACCATTAGGTTTACTTGCAGTAAGACATAAACCATACTCTGAAACCGATTTGAAATCAACCTTTAATCCATTTATTTAACCGGCCATTACCAGCGTTGCTTCTTGGTATCTTTCGTACTTATCAAGCTCTAGCTCCAAGACCTCGTAAGCAGCTCTCACACGCCCTCCAAACCTCTTAATAGCCTTAGATTCATCGTTAGCCATCTCAATCTCATAGCCCCCTACAAGCCTCATTCGGTCTAAGTCTGTAAAGAGCCTTCCGGTATCTGCATTAATGCTGTGATAATAGCGCCTCGACAGTAATGCTTTGGTTTTGGCCTTGTGAGACGGGCCATTTAGCAATTCACCAACTACTGCCCTGATCTTTCTGGTGTCGTGATGCTCTTTGCGGAAATTCTCTAACGCAATAATCATTGTCATGTTCGACTGATCGTTGCCAGTGCCTCTAGGGATATCAGCGCCGAACTCTATAATCTTAGCCATCATGGACTCACCGCCCCATCCTGCGTCATTGGAGATAGATATTAGGCTGTCTAGATAAATGTCTAACAACTTATCAATATGGTTATGCTGCATTGCTATCTCCCAATCTGCTAATGAGTCGTTTGTGACTCGCTGCTTTCCAATTCTTGAACTTGGTGGCATATAATCTGCGTCTGGTCTTGAATCAACTCGGCCAGCGAATCAATGTTTTCCTTCAGATCATCAATATCGCAGTCCATATCTCCGTGCTCTGTGTTGCAGTAGGTGCAGGTCATATCGCCATCCCTAATTGAGCTGTCTCTGAATCAAAGCGTTTACAGGCCGCTTTGTAATAATCTTCGTCTAATTCCATGCCCACAAAGTCAAAGCCCCCGTAATGTGCTGCTATGGCGCTAGAGCCTGAACCTAAGTGAGTGTCTAGGATTCGGTCGCCTTCTTTGGCGTAATGCTTGAGAATAAAATCATATAAAAGCAAGGGCTTCTGATTCGGATGAAACCTAAACTTATCCTGCGGGGCAACCTCTATCCACTTTGAAGTTGTGCCAAGCCCCTCAGAAAGAGAGGCAACCTCACACATAGACATAGTAAAATTTTCACTTATCGTCTTTTTCTTCCACACGATAAACCCCTTCCATTGAGGCAATTCAAAATTATTTGCGCCCCATATTACTTGCTCTTTGCTAACCCTTAATAATTCCGTCCAATACTCTGCGGTCGGCCTGCCTACAATGCTCTCCATAGAACCGTTATTTCTCATATCCTTGGTCGGCTGGTTCTCATCTCGGTAAGGGGGGTCCACAATTGCAAGCTCAAAAGCGTTATCCTCAAGCCCTTTCATGTATTCCATGCAATCCATATTCAGAAGTTCAGCGCTCACAATTCAGCCTCCAGTTCTCGGTTTCTTGCCCGCAAATCCTTGATCTCTTTTACCAAGTCAGGACGGAATCTCTTAACAACATTATTTGCAGAATCTTCTAATTGCGTCACAAACTTACCCCCATACATATCAACCATATATCTTCGATAAATTAGAACCACGGAAGCCCTTTTCATGCCGTATTGATTGCAGTATGGGCATTGTGGGTGAATGTTCTCTTCTAACGTCCTGTGGGCCTTGCTGCGCTCGATAAAGTGTCCGCCTTGCATTTCCTTCCAGTGCTTTTTATTCGGACACGTGACGCACTGACAAAAGCCCATTGAGTCTGCCGCCTTGAGCCGTACATGCTTTTGCATAGCGACTGCCAGATCATCGGCCAGCTTGTTTAGGGTTCTAGTCTTCTTCACTTAGCTCGGCCTCGATTAGCAAGTCGATAAAGTGCTTGGCCTTCCTCAGATCCTCAACACCTCCCTTGGACCTGAAGCGAGAAACGTACTTGATTACACTGCCCTCGCAAAAGCCGAGGTTATTGGCTTGAATGTACTGAACCGGCTGAATCTTCATGTCTTTGTAATGGTTGCCGCCGACTTGAATTTCTGTTGCAGAGGGTGGAGGCGAGAGGATTGAATCAAGAAACTCCCCGTGTCTTTTTGCGGACTGTATATTTTCATATTCTGCTTCTAACATTTTCTCAACGCCCATACCCTTCCCCTATGCCGCTAATGATTGATATTTAATTTATGCCACCAAATCAGGCTCTTGGGATGGTTGAGGGAGGTCGTAAATCATTGTTGAGTGTCTGCCCCCGCCCTTCTTAAAGGTGATCATCTGCATTTGGCCGTTGCCGCCAAACCCTGCGCCAGCGTGCCAGCTATCAGGTGGGGGTAATGCGCCAAATTTGTAAACCGTACAGCCGTCGAGCTCTAATACCTGCTGGTGATGAAAGTGGCCGGTTGCCCACATTCGATGAGTTGTTCTTCCCCATGCTGCGGCCATGTCTCGGGCCATTACATTTACCAGTTTTGCAGGCTTTATTTTATCGCCGTGATTAACACCGATTAGCCACTTTCCCCATTCGATGTAGTGGAAATAGCCGTCAGTATCTAAAACCGTTACCCTTGGCTCATTCTCAAAATGCGCTGACGTTATTTCCTGAACCGCTACAGCCGGATCTTCGTTATGATTGCCTTTAGCTATCACGACTATGACCTTCTGGAACTTGATAAGCATTTTGGTTACAGCGTATTTCATTACCCTGCCCGCGATTCTTAAAACTCTCGAATATCTTGTGTCGCAATCAAGCGGGGTTCCTTTTAAGGTCGTGTAAAGGCTTGAATTCATGTGCATAAAATCGCCAACGTCACATAGCAAGCCCGTTTCCGCGTCAGGTGATCTTGCTATCAAATCATCAATAGCGTCCCTAAGACCTTGAGCGGCGATATCAGTATTGAAATCTGAGTGCTTTGTTTCCGGTGCGTATGCGTACATCCCTATATGAGCATCGCCTATAAATATCCCGCTCATTAGCTCGTCATTCTTTTTGCCTTTTGGTGCTGGTATTTTTTTGGCAGGTTTTATTTCTTCGGTTAGGGTTTTAATAAACTCTTTAAATGCGTGTTGTTCCTCTTCCTTTTTAGCTTTCGTCTTCAGCCAAACAGTGTTTCCCTCGTCGTCTTTTGTGAGAATTGATCGCCCTATCACCTGCTCAGTAGTAGGGACTAGCTCACTTGCAGAAAATGTAGGACTCCAGCCAGCTTTTTCAGCCCTTTGTCTAACCAGCTTCGCGTCTCTTCCAATGTTGCCGGGGTCTTTCCCAAGAAGTTTTGCAGCCTTACGGGTTGTACCCTCCTGAATCCATGCTCTGATACTTTCAGTTTGGTTTTCAGTTGGCGATCCGTATTCCAAGATTGCTATATCTGGCGGGCTTGGTTTAGACGACATGTTGTTGCTCCGTATTGTTAAAAGGCTGAAAGTGCTCAATGGTCGCTATGTGCTTTCTCATGCGGCTCTATCCTCGATAATTAATCGATTTACATCATCAAAAAACTTGTTGACTCCTTTTTCAATATCTAGGTCATGCCAGCCAGCGAGCCACCACGAGCGCTTAACGCTATCCCGCACATTGCAGCTAACAGTTTGGAACTCATGCTCTCTGGCTTGTCTGCCTAAGTCGTACATGGCTGATTCTCCTCTGTTGCTCATCTGCTACCCATCCAGCTAGGAAACTCAACGTGAACACCAAAGGCCGAAGAAGTGTGCCTATCAACTACCGCGTAAACTTCGCTGACCTGTGCTGTGGTTAATTCTGTGGTGGACTCTTCGCCAAACATTGCCGCCTGCACTTTCTTCCAAACACATAGCTTTATATTTTCTTTCGTGGCAGGGATTTCGGCGTCGTCTTTTAAGATTGCTTTCATATCCAATCCGGCGTCGCTAAAAGCTATGGCGAGCAGTTCAAAATATTTGTGCATTGCACTATTTTGAGTAATCGTTCGCTTTTTCTTCATCTCGAACTCTTCAGCCTGGAGGTCTTTCGCGCTACCTACCACCGTTACAGATCCATTCAAGTCCATAAGGGCTTGAAGCTCTTTGAAGCACTTGGCTAAATCGTCTCGGCTTGTGCAGGATTCTTTAAGCACTTTCCATTATTTCCTTCTGTTCATTAATAATGATCACGGCGAATTGCTGAACGCTAGAAGGGAATTTCGCTATTGAAATCGTCAAAACTACTCGGAGCTGCCTGCGGTTGTGGCTGCTGCTGCTGCTGAGATTCGCCAGTCCAGAACACGGTTGCATTGCCTAAAATATTGCCCTTCTCGCCCCTTTCTCGCGCTTCCTTGCTAACGTCTTGAGTTATCATTCCGTGATCACCGAACTCGCTTTTTTGCTCAGGGTCGATAAAAACGGTTGCGTCCAGGTAAACACCCTTGGCTCCTTTGAACAGTAGATTCTTGTCAATCTTGCTAACGTCGATCTTTACGTTTACGCCGTATTTCATGCAGCAATCCTCTTGGGGGTTTCTATAAGCCCGTTCTGGGTCAATACTTCCGCATCTATCCATCTGGCGGACTCAAGCAAAGCAATTAGGTCTAGCGCGGTGTCACAGTCCTTAGCTAAGTTGTCTCGAATATAATCTAGGCTCTGACCAAGATTTGAGTGATAGGAATTCTTGTGGCCCATTTTTGGATCGCCATTTTTGTCTTTGCTTTCAACTGGAGTTTTAAGAACCCACCCAGCCGCATACTTTTCTAAAATTATTCCGTCGATGTTCATGTAACCGCCTCGTATGTCTTGTCAAAAATATCCGGTTTGCAGGGGTAGAACTCGCCGCTAACGCCTTTTATTATCCAGTCTCCTAGCCTTGCCGCAATTACTCCCTCAAGAGTTTGTATTCTTAAAAAAGAATTCCCGACAGCGTCAAAGGCAAGCACGGCAGTACATGTAACAAAATCAAAACACTGGTCTTTACTTTTTTCAGTAAACTGCATTGCGTCAATTACTACTGGCTTTTTTCTATATTTCATACCGATACTCCTAGTGGTTTTCTTATCCATTCCTGTGAAAGTACAGCCGCATAAGCTGTGCCATTTTCGTTCTCTGATAATCTTGTTATAGGGCCAAGATTCACTCCCCGATCATAAGCAACCTTCGTGCCCTCTGCTCTCGTTCTTAAAAGCCCGACCTCTCTAAGCCTTGACTTTATAGCGCCAGCACTGAGAGTCGATGTGATTTCAATTTCTCTAACGCTCATGCCTGAAACGTAGTCGCTGATTTCCTTTTCGGTTAGCTGATATTTCATGCCGCTTTCTCCGTATTAAGAATTCTTTTAGCTTCCGCAATACCCTTGTCACGGGCCTGCTTGTTATTGTGAGACTTCGTTTTCTTGTCGATTCGCGTAACGCATTCTTCGAGTAGTTGGTTGATATTCTTCATTTTCGGCCACCGTTAATTGAAGCGAACGGCTTTTGTTTTTCTTCGTATCTAGGGACCTGGCCCTCAAAGTCTTTGAATCGCATTTTGGCTAATTCCTCTTTGAGATAAATTGACCCAGTAGGGCCGTTTCTTTGCTTTCCGATAA